GCGGCTACTCGGCGGGCGAGCTGGGGCGCCTCACTCTTCCTCTAATTGAGGGGGAGGGCTACCAGGTGGTGGTGGAGATGGTGGTGGTTGGGGTGGTACCGGCACGTGTGGGGGGCCCGGGTGTGGTCACGCCCAAGTGAGACTAAGGGTCACTTCGGTGTGGCGACGGTCGAACAACTCACAGCGTGTCAGCTGGAGGGTAAGCTCTTCGAAGCGTTTGGCGTTGTCCTGCTCACCTTGCTCGCTGGTGGCATCGCTGGTGCTATCTTTACCGCCATTCCTGGGGGCGGCAACGTCTTTGGCGACGTTTGTAGAGCGGTGGGAGAGGACATTGGCCAGAGCATTGAGTCGGCTTTCGGTGTTTGGGCTGAAGGTGGTGACGTACAGACTGTCGTCGTGATCGGGAAAACGGGTCTGCGTGTTGAAAATGGTGGAGCCGCGGGACATGGCATCGAGGAAGCTATTTAGGTTAGCATGAGCCTCTCGCCGGGCGGCGATGACGGAGTAGTCGCAGCGTTGAAGGGCTCGGACTAAGTCGTCAAGCGCCTCGAGAGTGGCCCAGCGGCTGATGAGGGCTTGGCGGTAGACGCGGACGTTGGTGGTGGTGTACGGCATGGCGGTGGCTCGTTTGAGTTTTATTGAGGGCTCAGAAGGGCCACGAAAAGAAGAAATCTTATTGCAGGTTGTAAGTGCGGGTAATGCCGAAGCGCTCGAGGTACTCACCTTTCTTTGAGAGGTGCTGGCGTTCGAGTTCAGCAGTGAGAATGGCGACGGTTTCAAAATGCTGTTCGAGTTGTTCCTCGGTGAGGTCACCGTGGATCGACTCGAGATTCAGGTGGAGAGGGGTGATGTCTGCGAGGTAATTGAGGGCGCACTGCGGCAATAGGCCGCGGTCAGCCTGGTACACGGTGCGGTGGAGTAGCAGCTCGGGGCGCTTGAAACAGCAGACGGGATGGAAAACCCAGCCGCAGAAGGTGGGGAATTTGTTCACCTGCCGCTTGCTCACGAGACGGAAACCGTCGGCCAGGGCGTCCCAAGCAGGACTGACCGGGCACACAGCATTCAAAGCTACGTCGTCGCCGGTGGCGCACATGGGAGTGTTGAGAGGAATCGTGTACTTGAGCTGTTGGTAGGCTGCGGAACGGGTTGTGTTGAACAGCAGTGTGAATTTGCAACCGCTGGGCATCATGACCCCCATCGGCCCCAGCCAAGTGCGGAGATGTGTCATGAAGCTGAGATAGTCCAGCCGGACCACCTCGGGAATACCGCATGCTTGCATCAAGTAGTTATCAAACTGCAG